TTACCGCCGCAACCGTTCCGGCTTCTTCCACTGATAAGTATTTTTCGCGCTCTCCCTCCGTTGTTGAGAACGGCGACGGTATGCCAGCAACTCAAGGACTCTGGTTCGTATGTTGCGCATATCCACGCCGTTAAGCTCAATACCGTCACGGCGCATCACCTCAGCCACCACACGCGCGTAATTTTCAGTGGTGACTGTATCCGGCTGCGCGGCCTGTTCGTCAGCCAACTGGCTAATTCCACCAGCACAGCGGATTAATCGCAGTATTTCAGATTCGGTCATTATCATGCCTGTTTTGCGACCTCATTCACTACGTCATTTTTTACCATCCGGCTGATAATCTGATTACACAAATCGTCAATAATTGACTGCACTCTGTTTACTGCCATCGGTTTAAGCCCAGCATCACGTGCCAGAATACTGGGGAGTTTTTCCAGTTCCTCGCTTACGATTTCTCCCCATATAGCCATCTCTTTTCGCACATCATCGGCGGGTATGAGTTGCGCCGTTTCCTGTTCGAACCTGAGGCGCTCACGTTCGGACTGATACCAGGCCTTACGGTCGTGTGGCTCCATTTCTTCCAGTGATGCCGGAACGGGAAGATCAAGAAAACAGGTCAGAATGTCAGTCACCCGATAGAGTTTCAGCTTATCATGTCCTCCGGCTGGCTGGATGTTTTTCAGCCTTGCCGCCGCAGTCTGACGACATATTCCCGCTATCGCCGCCAGTTGGTTAATGTTCAGCATCAGATTTTTCAGTTCTCGATCCATACCCGCTCCAGAATGTTTTAAACATGCATCTTGCGAACAACTTTCAGAAGAGGTCAAAAAATGCGCTATATGTTGAGCATAAAACAAGCAAAATTAACATATCAAAAATAAAAACACTTAAAATTCAATACCATAGAAAGATGATGATGACGAATAAAAATGCAAAAACTAGCCTTTTTCCGCGACGCTCCCGCCCCGTGGCAGGTCACTACACCGGGAGGACCCGCAAAAAAAGGCGGCTATCGCCGCCCTTGTTGTCATGCTCCACTCGATTTCAGTAATCCGCGATAGTCGAGGGCCGCGACACCTGCATCTATGCGCACCTTCCAGGCGACGCCATCAACAGTAAATCCCTCCTGCTCCTCAAGATATGGCGTATCAATACCATCAAGATAAGCGACCTCTATCGTGTCCATACCCTTCGCCGCTGCCACATACCACTCCTTGTTATTGGCTTTATCAAGACGTGGCTCAACGATTACCTCCGCCATATCTTTCACCGCGTTAATGATGCCGGGGTTCTGATTGATAGTGCCCACGCCATCAACCGGAAAGAGTGATGACGATGACAGAATGGCGCGATGTGCGGCAGACTCCAGCGCGGCGGGGACCAGGACAAATGCGGGGGTAATATTCAGCGAATCGCCGTTAGCGTCTTCCTGGAGGCGCATCAGCTTACGGGCTTCGTTAAGCCCCTCCATGTCCATATCCTTCGCAATAAGATTTTTATGATCGGCATGGAATAACGCTTTACCATCCGTAAACTTGCCGTTGCTGGTTAACAGGAGATAAACCAGATTGCCAACTGTTCTGGCAGCTGCGCGTCCCATCGCCATGGGGATTGTAGTTAACTGGGTCAGATCATCGTTGATAATGGCCTGACGGGTAACGGAAAAAATATTCCCGTACGTGGCCAGCGCAATAGGTACACCTTTATCGCTGGTGGTGATGTATTTATATTCCGCGCCTTCCGGTACTTTATCCAGCTTTGAAAAACCATTCAGACCAACGCGCTTTGCTTCATGAAAGTTTGAAAGCGAACCGGTACGCGTCCATTTCTGGAACGTTTCGCCGCTGTCCTGCCAGCCTTTCAGTACTGATTTTTCAGCGCCACCAGCCAGAATATGAGAAAAATCGCTGCTGCTGTGTGTGAAAGCTGCATTAACGACCTGCGAGCGATTTAAAAAACCGCCAACACTGATACCACGATCAGTTAGTGATGCCTGGGCCATTTCAAAAAGGCTCATCATCGCGTAAGGGTTGCCTCGTTCAGGGCGTTCATACCCAAGACGGGAATAAAGCCCCTGACGAATTGCATCACCTGTTATGTTTCCGTTTCCGGCATAGATATGAGGCGGGGTATTTTTATTGGATGGCGTGGACTCGCGCCCCAGCTCGTTCAACAGCTTTTCACGGGCCATTTCCGGTGTACATGATGCATCTTCCAGACACGCCATTTTGATCCCATCGTAACGACTGCCGAACAGGCTAAACACTTCACTTATTCCATTGATGCGCTTCTGTTCATTACCAGCAATATTTGCCGCTCCCTGTGGCGGTGTAATCATTCCTTTAATGGTTTCCGGCATATGTAAAAAATCTCCTGTGCGTTTCGATTCAATTCGCGCCATTGCTCTGACGGATGGCAACAATTCATCAGCAAAACCGTGCTTAAGGCATTCTTTCCCATCCATCCAGGTTTCATCCTCCAGCATGGCGGTAATTTCCTGTGCTGATTTGCCCGTTTTTCTGGCATAAGCAGGGATTAACACGGTTTCCACCTTATCCAGCAAATCAGCATAATCACGCATATCGCCAGCATTTCCGCCAGAGATCCCCCACGGCTTATGGATCATCATCATGGCGTTCTCCGGCATCACAACACGATCGCCAGCCATTGCGACCACCGAAGCCATTGAAGCCGCAACACCATCGATATAAACCGTAATGTCTGCCGGATGATTCCGTAACAGGTTATAGATGGCGATGCCTTCAAACACATCACCACCTGGTGAATGGATCCTCAGATTGATATGTGAAACATCGCCAAGGGCTTTCAGGTCTTCCGCGAACTGCTTTGCAGTAACACCGAAGCCGCCAATCTCCTCATAGATAGATATATCCGCCGCTCCGCGAACATCCGCCGCCTTAATGGTGTACCAGCGATTCATTATTCCCCCACCGATGCAAAACCATTCTGATTAAGCCAGGTGTTTACGGCATGTCTGACAATCTGCGCCACACCTGGTAATGGTTTGTCAGGATGATGATTTATATGGTCGATCCTGTACTGCTTAAGGCGCATAACGGTCTGCGCATCCAGATGAACGGAACCACCCCTGATATCGCCCGTGTTCAGGTCATTAATACAACTCACAGTAACTTCCTCTTACTGACTAAACTGTGCACATTATTGATCGATAAAAGTGGTAGATAAACATATTTCTATCATAAAAATAGATTAATAAGATTCAGACACAAAAAAGCCGGAGAAAATCCGGCATAAATATCCCGCCATCTGAACACGTTTTGACACAGGCAACTCCACCTGGCAGGTGAAAAACAGATTTATTTATATATTTCAATTAATTGCAAACTGATCTAATGACAGGGAGAAAAAAATATTGTACAGGTGAAAACAGAAATAATTTTTAATTATCAATAAATTATCACACATGCTGCCGCCGCCATGAAAATGCAAAAACCAGCCTTTTTCCGCGCCGCTCCCGCCCCGTGGCAGGTCACTACACCGGGAGGACCCGTAAAAAAGCCGGATTGCTCCGGCCTCTGTTACTCGTTGCTTAAAACGGTATGTTATCCCCGTACGGATCATCATTTCCCGCCTGTTGTTTTGCCCTGTTCAGTGCGTCAGTGGCCTGCCCCTGTTGGCCTTTTTTACCACCTGGTCGCGCCGTTCTGGCACTGATTACACTGTCTGCGATAACCTGCCAGCCCTGCCGTATTTCGCCGTTCTGGCCTGTCCACTGGCTTACCTGCATGTTACCCGCCACGCTCACCAGTTCGCCTTTGTGGTGTTTTGCCAGTGCGTCGGCCTGCCTACCAAACGCCAGAACGGATAACCACATTGTCGCCGTTCCGTCATCTGCCTGGCTGCACGGCAGGGGAACCGCCATACTCGCCATCGCCATTTGTGTCCCTTTGCTGGTGGTCTTTAACTGCGGGTCAGCCACCAGCCGCCCGTAAGCCGCTATCTGTGCTGTCATGCTGTCTGCTCTCCGGTTTTAACGTTGATGGTTGTTACCTGTTCCGCTTCGGCAATCTCCCGCTCTGTCAGCGTGGCAAAATTTGCCGCCGTCGTGGTCATGAATGCGCTTATCAGTTCGGGATGTGCTTTCGCGTATCCTTCCCCCGCGTGGCGGTCTATCGTTCTGATTGCCACCTTTAAAGCGTGCTCTGTCATGTCTAACGCGCGATATTTCGGTTCTGTTCTGTCTCTGCGTTTTTTGAGTGATTTATTAAATTTCCCTGAAGTGTGCATATTTATTTTTACCCCCTCGTTTAAAAAGTTTTGAGTTGTGCCTCCCCTTGTCTACCTTATCTACCTTAGTGGCCCTCATGCCAGTAATGGCGCGGCTTTCAGCGGGGTAGAGTGCTTTTATCCACTATCTACCCCGTGTCTACCTCCCTGTCTGATTCAGGTAAAATCAGGTAGAGAGGGGAGATAGTGGGTAGACAGTAAAAAAAGGCTATCTACCTAACTTAATGCACTGAATTAAATGTATTTTTATTTACTCAGGTAGACAGGGTAGACAGCAATTACAAAAAATTATAAAAACGCGTCGCACTCGTCTGTTGTTATTGCGTTAGTCTGCGTTACTCCCTTAACTTTCCGCGTAATATATTCATGTCCGTAAACTTTCGCAGCTGGCTTCATAGCCTTGCCAAAGTCATTTACGTTTAGCGGTTTGCTCCTGCCTGCGTACGCCATAAACGCCAGATAGACGCGGTAAAGGCTGTTTCTGGTCGTGTACTTCACTGAATCGCCACCGCCGCCCATCATCAGGCCGCGTGCTTCCTCCAGAAAATTCAGGAACTGGCAAAACTCAATAACCGGATCCGTCTGTTGCTTTATTGCCAGTGCTTCATCACCGTCACGCTGTTCAATGAGTAAAGCCCGTGCCTTTTCAGGGTCGGCAAAGTTCGCCAGCAAGCGGCGGATAATGACAGGGATTTCAGCCGCGATCTTTTCCGGTAGCTCCCTGTCTTTTTCTGCCTCGCTTACGATGTTATCGAACCGGAATATCACCCGACGACGTGCCACACCTCCGGCCCGTTCGGTGAATATCATCGGATTGTTATTGGTTGCCAGCACCACCGCCCTGATTACCGCCGTAAAACGCTTTTCATATTTCGGGTTAATTTCCACGGGGTCGCCGCCCGTGATTTTCTTGATGCCCGTTCCTTCGCCTGTATATTTCGGCTGGTCTGCCAGGACGATAAGCCGACTCCCGACAACCTGCGCACGCCCACCAGCATCATCAAGCGATGTCATCTCAGCGCTTACTGTGTTCTGTTTCCCTGCCAGAAGGCTGGCTATGTGCGTAAATGTACTCTTGCCGCTCCCGCCGTCTCCTGTGGCCTCAATAAACATCTGCCAGTCGTACCGGTTCGCCATAATCATGTATAGCGCGGCACATATGCGCATCATCTTGCCCGGGTCTTTTCCGGCTGCGTGATCAAGCCATTTATGAAAGTTTGGCGCGTTGTCGCGGATATTCTCCCCTGGTACTGGCGGCGTGTACTCAATGCCGTTGTGTGTGGTGATCCAGTTATCAGGCGAGTGCGGGGAAAATTCCCCTGTTTTCAGGTCAAGCACGCCATTAGCGAACGGCAGCAAATCACCGGACGGCTCGCCCATTGGTTCGGCAATAACTTTTAACGCTTCAATGGCGTTACTGATTACGCGCTTGCTGAAAGTGGCTTTATGTTCTGAATAAATCGCCACCATTTCGCGGCTCAGTTCCATTGTGCTGACCGGACACCATACCCCGCCGCGCCAGACGTGGATGATTTCACTTTCCGGATGCACACAAACGCTATCAAAGCGATCGACAAGCAGTTGCGCGCGCTCACTGTCCGCCATCTGCGAAAGCTGCATTTTTTGCTTTACCGGAAGCTCAATAACCAGCCCATCAGAAAGATTCTGGCGTTCACGGGCCAGATATTCGCGCCAGTTCTCCACCTTCTTACCGTGCATTCCCTCAGGGTAAAAATTTGCATCCTGTACGCCTGCCGCAGCCAGATTCTGACCAATCGCCTTAATCATTACAGGCGCAAGATGTCCGGCTCTGTAGATACGAGCGTATGTTCGGCCTTCCGGTACAATCTGTAGATTATCCAGTTCGGATAGCTGCTGCTCTCCAAGCCACACAGGAGGCTCATTATCTCCGGCTGTACGCGCGTCGTGTTCCTGCCACTGTTTCGCGTGTGACCAAGCATCACTACCCGCAAAAATGATCACTTCGGTTTGTTCGTGTTTTATTCCGCGAGGCTGTTTTTTTACGTTCGGTGCCAGTTTCATTTCTTACCCCCCTGCGACCAGCATTTCACGGATTTTGCGGATATGACTTGCTGCACGTTTCTGATTTACGGCTTTACGATGGCCCACCAGCGTGAAATCACGCCGGAATTGATAAACAGGCATCACGCAATCATATTCGTAACCTTCACGGCGGTAGGTGATGCGCCGTTCTGCCACGCCTTTAATCGTTACCATGCCGCCATATTTATCGCGGTAAATATCGCCGTTCATAAATTCAGGACGAGCGGGGCCGCTGGCAGTAACGCCAGAATTTTTATTTTTCATGTTTTTTATTCTCCGGTGTGCTGCGCTTTATTATTCTCGTGAATTGCCATCACTGTATTTAATTCATTAATAACAGGCGTTAATAGCGTACGCACGGCAGAAAACATCATTGAATCAGATTCATCGCCACTTTCCGGCACATCAATTAACTTAAGTAGTAATGCGTCCATTTCCTTTGCGCGGATTAATGCGTTTTCAGAATGAACAAGAACATCAAAGGGTATTTTATGCATGACTCACCCCCTGACGAATACGGGCGGCGAATACCATCACGCAGCCAGCCGGGGATTGCTGGCGTGCTTCCTGTTCGCTGGTGGCCTCAATGGTAATCACGCGCGGTTGTGCCGTGCTCAGGGCGATAAAACGCCAGATGTATTTATTCAGGTTGTACGAGTCCCGCCCTTGCGGGTGTCTGGTATAATTTCTCATAGCTGCCTCGATACTTCTGCTATCGTTGGTGGTTAGAAGCCCGTTGGTGTTGGTAGCACCTGCGGGCTTTGTCTTTTCATCGATTACCTTAATAAAGGTGTCAGCCACTATGCTAGTGACAGGTGTCAGCCACGTCAATAGTGTTTTTCTATTTTCTTGTGTGTATACTGTCAGCCACCTAATAACAAGGAAATCAGATATGGCAACGAAAGCAGTTAATGGAAAATCCAAAAAACTTGAGGCACGAGTACCCCATGCAATAGCTGACGCTGTAGAAAATTTAAAGGAAGAAGGCGAAAGCACTGGGCAATTTATCGTTTCGGCGCTTGAAGGTGAGATCAAACGCCGCCAGCGCCGAAAGGCCAAAGAGCAGGAATAACCATCACCAGCGCCGTGGTGTGAGTAACTACGGCGCATTGCTATGCAGGACAACACAATGACCGATAAAGAATTGACCAAAACATTATCACCGACACGGAAAAGACGGCGCAGAAAGATAGAGCATGAATCAGAAAGATTCGCGCCATGTGCTTTTGCCCTTGAGCAATTCCTTAAAGAGTACAGGGAAAAGCGCTCATTGCAAACCTGGGAACGAACCGAATCTGACTGATCAAATTGCCCACCAGCCAGCAAATCGCTATGATGCACGGGCTTATGTTTAGTGTGTATCCACTGGCGACCGCCACCGGTCGCCTTTGTTTTATGTACCATTGCAACAACCTCAGGCAGTCTTACCAACATTGACACGCTTACGGTTATTAACCCATGCAACAACCTCAGATCTTACCCAGCCAACTGAACGACCACCCAGACTAATGCGGGAAGGAAACCGACCTTGCTTTTCCATCTCATAACGGGTTGTGCGGCAAACGCCTGTTAGCTCTCTGCACTCTTTTTCGCGAATTACGCGATCTTCATTTATTTCACGCATACAAAAACCTACATAAAATTTACGCATATAAACTTTTGTCTAGCTGTAGATATATGAGACCGGAGATAGCTTAAATTATTTTTCACCTCTTAGATTAAAGACACAACCTTGCCAAAAGCTATGTTCGCTAAGGTTCGTAGAAGCTCGTTAGTGTTTAAAATCGTGTCACGAGTTTTTCAGAGACGCAACAAAAAAATGTCGTCATCTGGCAGTTCGCCTGATTTATCCAATGTAAAACAAAGAGATAAATCAATCAGCCATTGGAAGAATCAAGAAACAGAAAATAAAGATTAATAAGAGCACATTTCAATTTTTTCGATGATTGACAAATAAAAAATCAACGAATTTTGTCGATATTTACCGATTTATTCACGGCTGTAATCTCTTAAAGAAAAAACAGCCGTGATTTGTCAAGAATTTTGGTGGTAAATTCGCGGGGTCATAACAACGATTTTTTCATCATTGTTCTGGAGAAGCTCGAGACGGTCTACCCATAGATTAAGAGCATCACGTTTCGCATCGAGATAACGGGAGTGGTTATAGACTCGTTGCATCCCTGGCATCTGGTGGGCTGTAAGCTGCTCGACAATATGCGGATCCACGCCTAAATCGTTCAGCATGGTTGTAAATGTGTGCCGGATGTCATGCAACGACCAGGGGGCTTGATTAATGCGCCTGTGCGCTGTTCTTCCGTACTCTGCTACCGAAGATTGCCCTTTCAGTTCACCAAGCAATAAACCCGTGCGTCGGTTCTGCTCCACCAGCTGCGTGACGAACGGCAAAATGCTTTCCGGTATTGGCCTGAATATGGCGACCTTCGTTTTGCTGTGCTCCTTCGGCACTGTCCAGAGCATTTCCTTAAAATCCCACTCCTGCACCTCAGAGCGTCTTAGCTCAGTGGTACGGCATCCAAAAACAATCAGGAGGCGAATCAGAGCGCTGTAGTACGGCGGGAATATTTTGTCATCCAGGGCGCGGAGTAATTCCCCAAGCTCCTTGTTTGTTAGTACGCGCTCGCTCACTTCTGCTTTTTTTCCCACATCACCGACAACCATATCATCAAGAACGTTGCTGATTGCGTAGCGACGTTTGCGGCAGTATTTAAGCGCCTGCTTGCATACCTGTAGCAAAAATCCGGCAGATACAGGGCTTAGCTTTGCCATCTGATCAAAACAGGCCAGCCAGTGCCGTAGCTCGCATTTCTCCAGCGGCATAGCGCCAATCTGGCTGATTATGTGTTTATTGATCCGGCTCTTCAGAGATTCGTAGTCTGTGCGCTTTTCCTTCGCATACGACTCAAGCCAGTAAGTGAGCGCTTCCTTAACCGTCACAGGTGATAACGCTTCCTGCACTGTGTGATTAAGCTCATGGCGTGGATTTTTCCCCTCCGCCAGCCAGGCGCGACACTGTGCCGCTTTTTCCCTGGCTGCTTTCAGGCTCAGATCGGGATAATTGCCCAGCCTCAGACGTTCAGGTGATACCTGCCTACCAGTTCCGGCCCTGTAAGTGAAATACCAGGTTAAAAGGCCGCTGGTGGAATGTCTTACGCTAAGATTGCCACCGTCATTAAAAAAGGCGTTTTTTGTGGCTGGTGATCCGCTTAATTTTCGTAAAAAAGTATCGCTAAGTCTATGAATTGCGCTGCCCAT